CCCAGAGCATGTTAAAATTAAAACAAGTCAAATTACTGATCTTCCAAAATATAAGGACAAGCTAGATAATATTATACTTAAACTTTATGTAGATAATGATATTAGAATTAAAGATCTAGATAATATTATCGCAAAAGTTAATACATATAATCCAGTAGATTTAACAGTAGACTATCTTTATAAGTTTAACCCAGAAGATAACCTGTTTACTAATGAGTTATCTGATTTGAATACTAGAGAATGTATTATAGAATATATTGAAAATACAATAGATGATGAATACAAAGTAGATGTTATTAAAAAGACAATTGAAATATATAAGCAATTTGTATGAAGCACGTTAATTTTAATTCTATAAAACTTAAGAACTTTCTATCTGTCGGTAATGATTTAGTTGAAGTAAATTTCAAAACAGGTATTAGTGTCATCACTGGTACTAACAAGGATAAACTTGATCGACGGAATGGGGTAGGTAAAAGTACTATAGCTGATAGTATCCACTTTGCTATCTTTGGGGAGACAATAAGAGAAATACCTAAAGGTAATATCATTAACAATATTACACAAAAAGGGACATACGTAGAGCTCTCATTCTCTATAACAGAAGGCCAAGATGTAAATCATTATAAAATTATAAGAACACTCAAACCCACGAAATGTTTTTTATATATTAATGATGAAGATAAAACTGAGAGTACTATAATTAATACAACAAATAGAATTAAAGAGCTATTATCAGCTTCTGCAGAACTATTTCAGAATTGTGTTATTATGTCTCTTAATACAACTTTACCTTTTATGGCTCAAAAGAAGGTAGAAAAGAGAAAATTTATTGAAGGTATACTTAAGTTAGAAGTATTCTCTCAAATGCTTCAAGTCGCAAGAACTGAACATAATGATGTATTAAGGGATTATGAATCAGTGAATAAGGAATTAGTACATCAAAATAATTATAAAGATATAACAGTTAAACAATTAAAGGATAAAAAAGAAGAGAATAATAATAAAATTGATAGATGTAATTTAGATATTAATCGTAAAAATAAAAAGATTATAACGCTACAAGAACAAATAACCGAACCAGATCTGAAATTAGTTGAGTCTATACGAGGAAAGAAAATTGACTTTGATGATAAAGTATCAGAAATACAAAAAACTGTAGACAATTTTCATCTCAAAAGAATGGGTTATGAAGCTGAGATAACAATGTATAAAAAAACATACAAGAGTATAGGTACTGATTTATCTAAGTGCCCTGTATGTTTACATGAGATATCTTCAGACGATAGAACGCATATAGAAGAAGAAAAAAATAAGATCACTAATGATATCAAAGCAAGAGAAGAAGATATCAAAGACATATATGTACAGATAGATAATTTAAAGGTTAGAAAATCTACATATATATCTGAGTCTGATAAATGTAAATCATTTCTTAAAGAATGTCTAGCTGCTGTTGAATCTAATAAGAGAGTAAAGTCTACTATAGACGACTTAAAAGAAGAGATAGCAGAGATTAACAAAGAGATAGCTAGTATAAATGATACGTCAGATAACTATAGTGACTTAAACGATCAGTTAGAAAAATATTCTAAAGAAGTATCTATATTAGGAGAGCAAGTTGAAACTCTATCTAAAAATAATAAGATTTTAGAGTTTGTTAAATTCATACTTTCTGAAGAAGGAGTCAAGTCTTACATAGTAAAGAAAATACTAAACATACTTAATAATAGACTTCTATATTACTTAGATAAAATGGATGCAAATTGTGTTTGTAAGTTTAATGAATTTTTTGAAGAAGAGATTAAAAATGATAAAGGTCAAGAATGCTCTTATTTTAACTTTTCAGGTGCAGAACGTAAAAATATAGATCTGGCATGTCTTTTTACCTTTATGGATATAAGACGAATGCAGGGAGATGTATCTTATAATTTAGTAATGTTTGATGAATTACTGGATTCATCTTTGGATGAGAAAGGGGTAGAACTTGTTATTAAGATTCTTAAAGAACGAGTAGATCAATATAAAGAAGGTATTTATATAATTTCTCATAGGAAAGAATCCACTAAAGAGAGTTCCGGAGAAGTAATTTATCTAGAAAAAAGTAATGGAATTACCCGACGGGTAGAATATAATAATTAATATGCTTTCTCCTTTCAATGTCGTAAGCCGCAAACCTTTTAGTGGGGTAGAACCCACTAGCGTGTTAGGTAATATTAATACAAAGCTATACAAACCGGATGCTCCAGCGAAGCAAAAAGATCTCGGTAGAGTTTTAAATTTCTATGCAGATTACTCTGGCTGTGGCCATTGGCGTATGATCTGGCCTGAGAGTTTATTAAGAGTTAATCAGTCCTTTAATATATCTGGTGGTACAGTTATGATCGCTGATCCTAGTTTCTACGCAGATGTAAAAGCTATCAGAATTCAAAGACAAGCTACTGAATCTCAAAAGCAGTTTATGTCTTTTGTGACGAAGATAAAGGAAAGTCAAAATGATAAGATGAATATTATCTATGAAATTGATGATATTATTTTTATTGAAGATATACCTGAGTATAATAAATTTAGAACCGCGTTCGATGATCCTAAAATAAGACAAACCTCTATGGAGATTATGCTTATGGCTGATGAGATGACTGTTACTAATCAGTTCATGAAGGATTACTTCAAAGATAAAACAGGTCACGAGCAGGTAACTGTTATTCCTAATTTCGTTCCTAAGTTTTGGATGGATAGATTCTATGAAAAAACTACAGTATCGAAAAACTACGAAGATAATATTAAAAAACCGAGAATATTATATTGCGGTTCCGGAGCTCATTTTGATGTAGATTCAAGAGTAAAACATAGAGATGATTTCGAGCATGTTAATGATGTAATTAGAAAAACTGTTAATGATTTTCAATGGGTTTTCTTTGGAGGATATCCAGCTCCGTTGAGAGATTTAATACAGTCTGGTAAGATAGAGTTTCACTCATGGGAAACCCTTATGAGTTATCCGTATAAAATTCAAGCTCTTAAACCTCAATTAATATATGCTCCGCTTGCTGATAATAATTTTAATAAAGCGAAGAGTGATTTGAAATTTATTGAAGGTTGCTGCATGGGTATACCAACGATTTGTCAGGACATTGTAACATACTCTAATGCATTTTATAAGTTCAAGACAGGATCGGAGCTTATAGATCAGATTAAGTATCTTGCTAAAGATCGTAAGAAGTATATAGCTGAAAGTAAGAAAGCGCGTCGATATGGAGAAACAAGGTGGCTAGAAAATAATATTTCTTTTTACGAGGAACTTTACAAATACCCATACGGACATCCAGATAGGGTGAATATTAATAAACTGAACAATATAGTTGTAAAATAACGGAAACCCTCTATACTATCTTATATGTATAGAGGATTAAGCTACATGCCGCATGAACGTAAAATGCGGCTATTTACGTGGTCGGAGGATGGTGAGCGTATTACAACAGATGTTGGTTACCATCCTTATTTCTATTACGAAACTAATAATAAGAGACTACAATCCGCTACTTCTTTGTATGGTACTAAGCTTAGACAGATAATTTGTCGCTCTGAAAAGGAAAGAAGAGATAAAATCAAAGATATGGGTATTGATCGTATCTTTGAAAATATAACACCATACCAGCAATTCCTGATAGATCAATATTGGGAAAAAAATGAAGATGAAAATTTTAGTAACTTTCCTCTCAAGAATTGGTTTTTTGATATTGAGGTTTATTCCCCTGATGAGTTCCCTAAACCAGAAGACGCTAAGTTTCCTATTAATATTATTACTATTTATGATACTATAGAGAAACATTATTACTCATGGGGTTTAGGGCCCTATGAACCAGAGACTGATAATATAACATATGTCAATTGCGATAATGAGAAAGACCTGTTATGGAACTTTCTTAATTTTTATCGTAAAGACCCCCCAGATATTTTATCAGGGTGGAATAGCGAAACATTTGATATTCCTTATGTCATAAATAGATTAGATAATATATTCGGAGAAGATGTTCGTAATATGATTTCTCCTATGAATGAAGAATTACGACGACCAATATATGCTCGTCAGTTCATGGGCTCCTTTGGTAGAGAACAAACCAAGTATATTGTTGAAGGTATAAGTATGCTTGATTATCTTGATATATATAAAACTTTCTCTGTAGGTCAAAGAGATAGTTACAAGCTTGATTCAATTGGAGAATATGAGGGGGTAGGTAGAAAGATTAATACCAATAATACTAACTTAGCAACTCTTGCAGAGAAAGATTGGAAAACGTTTGTTGATTACAATATTCAAGACGTTACTCTTCTTGCTAAATTAGATGAGAAGCTACAATTCCTAGGTCTGGTAAGGATGTTATCCTATGTAGGATTAACCCCATTCAACGCTGCGCTTGGTACTATCAGTACAGTAAACGGTCGCGCTATTATACAAGCACGTAAAGGAGATGACCCACGGGTTATACCTACATTTATTAAAGATACTTCTCGTACTGAAAAATACGAAGGCGCATATGTAGGGGAACCCCAGAGAGGATTTAAGGAGAATATAATCTCTTTCGATGCTAACTCACTATATCCTTCTACAATGATTACTCTGAATCTAAGTCCTGAAACTAAGTTTGGAGCTATCACGTTTACTGATGATACACATGTGCATGTAAAATCTGTAAATAATGAGGACTTTAAATTTACTAAACCTAATTTCATAAAATGGGCTCAAAAGAATAAAATAGCTATAACTAAAGCCCGTAAACTCTTCTTTCAAGAACCTGTTGGTATCTTTCCTGCAATATCTAAACATTTCTACAATATCAGAAAAGAGAAAAAACAGCTCATGTATAAATTAAAGAAAGAGCTCACTAATCTCAAAAATACTGTAGATAATATTACTGATAAAGAAGAGAAAGAGATAGCTGAAAAGAGGCTACAAGAGCTCCCAGTTAAGATTAATCAAGCTCATATTTATCAATTAACCTTAAAGATTCTTATTAATCGTATATATGGTTATTTTGGTAATAAACATTCGCAAATGGGTGATGGGGATATTGCGAGATCAATTACTCTTACCGGTCAAGAAGTAATCAAACAAAGTAATGTAATTTTACGAAACTATATTACAGAAAATACTGACCTTACAGAAGAAGATCTTAACAAAGATAATCCTGTTTTATATAATGATACTGATTCTAGTTATGTAACTATAACTCCGTTGCTCAAGCATTTAAATATTCCGTTGTATATAGAAGCTCATTCACCTGCTACTAATAATATAGTTGTAAAGCCTGAGGTTTATGATTTAGTGCAAGATATAGAAGATTATCTAAATGTACATATAGAGCAATGGGCAAGAAAATCTCTCAATACTATAAGACCTGAGTTTGTATTTAAAAGAGAGTCTATTTGCGATAAAGGGATGTTCTTACAAAAGAAAAGGTATGTACTTCATAAACTAGACGACGAGGGTGACCCATGCAATACATTCAAATATACTGGGGTAGAAGTTGTTCGTACAACAATGCCAGACCCTGTTAAGCCGCATGTGAAGGGTATAATCGAGAATATGATTATGACCGGGGATGAGTCTAAGACGAATGAGATGTTTGAAAAGGTATATAACTTATATTCTAGTTTACCTATTGAAGATATTGCTTTTGTTATGGGTATTAAAGATTATGATAAATATGCAATCAAAGCT